ATTTTCCATTCCGCAGCCTCGGTCTGGAGCAAGGTCTCCAGCATCTTGCAACGCTCGGTTGATGTCAGCAAGGCTAAATTCTTGGCCTTCCCGTCTTCTGTCCAGTAAAGATTTGCTTTCATAGTTCACTTAATAATCTCCAGGCGGTTGCTGCACACAATGGGACTTGTCCGTTACCAATGGCTTTAAGTCTGTCCACCCTAGCGGCCACCCCATTAGCCACTCTACCCACTCTGGGTTCAATGGCCCACCAGCCTGTGCCGCAAGGGGGATCTCGTTCCTCTTGTACTCCGAGGGATTTCCACCGTCTTTGTGCATTCTGGCCACTGGTGTTGGCCATAGTCTTGGATTGTTCACTTGATCCACCAGTCTGATTTAGATGGCCCCCCCCCCCCCGTGTCTGGCGTGCGCCACAATCCACGCTCTGTCCCTTTGATGCGGTGCGCCGACATCGACTGCTCCCATAACAGTCCATCGCGTGTCATACCCGAGACTGGAAAGGTCGCCAAGGACTCGTCCGAGTCCTCGATGAATGAGCATTGGGCTGTTTTCCACAAATACGAATCTGGGTCGAACTTCGCTAACCACCCGCGCCATGTGATACCACATTGAGGACTGCTCTCCGTCAAGCCCTGCGCCTCGGCCTGCGATGGAAATGTCCGTACAGGGAAAGCCGCCCGAAACAACGTCAACAATTCCTCGCCATGGCTGACCGTCAAAGGTTTGAACGTCATCCCAAATCGGGAAAGGCGGGAGAACTCCGTCATTTTGTCTGGCGACAAGTACGCAAGCTGCGTAGGGTTCCCACTCGACTGCACAGACTGTTCGCCATCCGAGCAAATGGCCCCCAAGTATTCCTCCACCAGCGCCTGCGAAAAGAGCCAGCTCATTCATTGCTCCTCAAGGCTGTGCGCCATGCCTCTCGCTGCGTTCTGGTCAACTCTTCGCCAGCGTTTTCTCTGTCTCGCAGCTTATGCGCCCAGGCTTTTGGGTCTGGTCTGGTTTTCATCATGTCCCGCAGTGCGTGCAAGGTCGCAACCTTTTCCGCTTGTGTCATTGGATTTGCAAATCCTGTGTTGTCCAAAGGCTTGCGCTTATGGAATTGAGCTTGCGTGATTTGCGGCCATTTGTGTGGATCTGCCCAGGCATGGTCCGAGCAAAGTCTACCGCCAGTGTCCACGGCCCATCTGTTTGGACAGCCGTGCGCCTGGCAAAGCGTGTCGTTGGTTTCTGGCTCTGCGGGTTTTGTTTTCCAAGATTCAAGTGCCATGATATTTGCCCTCAATGATTTTTGCGAAGTTGCTCGGCTTGATGATCCACTCAAGGTCGGCCACAAAAGCTCGGCCATCTTTGCTATTGACCTTGCCTGTCAAGAACTTGGATTTGTTGATGTGCTGGAAGAAGCCAGCCCACCATTCCAACACTGCTTCTTGTGTAGCTGGCCTACTCTGCCCAATGTCAGCAGCGACTTCACGCCATCTTTGCTTCAAGTAGCCCTTGCGGGTTTCGTTCCAGACTTCCACCCTGCGTAGGGTTGGCAAGTGCTGGTGATACAAGTCCATAACGGCTTTGTGTTGGCAAACTGGCAAACTATCTTTAGCCTCAGGTTCACCGTCAGGTGGACATATATATGTATCTTCTTGGTTATTGGTTATTGGTTTATGGTTTATGGTTGCTATTGGGGTTGCATTAGGGGGGCTAATAGCCTCCCTAATGCTACCCTTTGACCACCTCTTAGCCGCCCCACGTTTTCCGGCTTCTATAAACTCTTTGAACTTGGCAATCTCAGCATCTGCACGGGGGTGGATGAAGCCATCTTCAGCCGATGTGAAGAACTCATCTAGCACAGTCAAGACTTCTTGCTCGTAGTCCCTCATGCCTATTTGCCGAGCAATGTCACGCTGCTTGATAGGCACTTCATGCAGATAGTAATGGTCTAAAAGTCGGCGGTAAGCTATATCCTCAATCAAGGACAAATGATGTGTGTGTGACTTGTAGTCACCGATGTGAAATTGGTAATAGTGCATTGAAGCGCCCAGCAAAACCCACTGGAAAAGAAACGTCAGCAGGTGGTGGGTTCACTTTTCGGTCTGCTCATGACTTCAGACCTAGCTGGGTTTCAGAAAAATTATAGCGTGTTGACTGAGTTCAAACTGTATGACACCAAAGGCTTTGCAGACCCTCTGCGTTTATTGCATTTGCGGCAAACAGGCTCAACCTCTGTTGGTTTGTTGTAATCACGATGGTCATAACATTGTCCAGGCTTACCACAGTCAACGCACAAAAGGGTTTTAACTGATGGCAAATTGCCTTGCCTGACAGCTTTGCTTACAGCATTCATAGCTGCAACTTGCCCGTTTAGTTTTCTGTTTGAATCAACACAGGGCCAGCAAATTTTTGCCCGAGAATCCCTGTTTTGTATTTCAAGATTGCAAAAGATGCACAAAAAATTGGCTGGTGTTGTCATGTCTGATCTTTCGCCAGTTCAGGCCAGATAGACCGCCAACTGCCCTGGCAAACCATCTTGCGGCCAACACGACCGTCTGTTTCCTGTTCTACCCTCACGGCCTCCATCGCTGACATATCCCTGCGCCCTGTCAAACATTGGTACAGGTACTGCTCATTGATGCCAACTTTTTCTGCCAGCTGTCGGCGTTCGTCTGCGGTGATGGTGTTCATAGGCTGTAATTCTAGCACATTGATAGACAACAGCAGACTTAGGGAAAGTACTTAGAAAATATTTTCTAGCAATACGCTTTTATCATCTAGCTCTATGCTAGAATTCACACATGCCCTAGCAATTTCGCCAAGGGTCTTTTTAGGAGGTCACATGACCGATTTCACATTCTCTCCCGCAGACTTCAACGCCACTGAAATTACAGTGGTTGCCAACACGCCAGATGGCAAACAATACCTTGCAGAGCGTTATGGATTTGCTTGCGCTTCCATCAACATTCGCAAGTCTGCTGCACCAGAACTGGCTGACAGCTTTGAGTTTCAAGGGTTGTCGTACTCTTGACCAATCGGGGCTTCGGCCCCATCAATCCCGCAAGGGTCTTTTTAGGAGCAATCATGAAAGTCAAAACAGCACTTTACGTGTATCACACCCAATACGCTTGGGAAGATCAAGGCAGCTACCAAGCCTACACCTGGAAATCTGACGACACAGCTACCAGCACTTTTGTTGGTCAGCAAGAAGTTGAATTGGAAATCCCCGACAACTACGACCCACGCCAACAGCAGATAGCTGCACTGGTTGCCAGCAAACAAGCACTTATGGCCGAATACCAAAAGTCGGTCACAGAAATCAATGAGCGCATCAGCAAATTACAAGCACTGGAGTACACAGCATGAAGAACATCGCCACCGCACTGGTAAAGGCACAGCAAGCCTTTGGCCCTGCCCTGAAAAGCAGCACCAACCCACACTTCCGCAGCCGCTATGCCGATTTGTCGGCCTGCGTTGAGGCAGTCATTGAAGGCTTGAACGGGGCTGGCATTGCCCTTGTCCAACGCACCAGCGAGGACACCACCGGGGTCACCGTTGAGACTGTGTTCATTCATGAGTCAGGCGAGATGCTGGAGTGCGGCAAGCTGCACGTGCCAGCAGCCAAGCAAGACCCGCAAGGCTACGGATCTGCTCTCACATATGCAAGGCGATACAGCCTAATGGCAGCTTGCGGAATTGCACCTGAAGATGACGATGGCAACGCAGCCACACGCAAGGCTGTTCCAACTCCAGATATCACCGACCATCTGGCTGCAATCGATGCCAGCGCCAACAGCGAAGAATTGGCAAAGGTCTACAAAGACGCACTGGCAGCTTGCGATGGCAACCAGGTGCTTCAGGCCAAAGTTATTGCAGCCAAAAAAGCTCGGGTTGAGCGTGCCAAACAGGAGAAATCATGAGCGCTAAAACAGGTGGGCCAGCGTTTCCACTGGTAACAGAAAAGCAAATTCTGCATGATGGCATGACCCTGCGCGACTACTTTGCAGCCAAGGCGATGGCGCAACTTATGTTTAATTCGCCCGTTGTCCAAGACGATGCTCGCACCACGGCATCGTGGGCATACGAATATGCAGACGCCATGCTGAAAGCGAGGGAAGTATGAGCTACACCCCTGAACGCTGGCACTTTCAAGACAACACGCGCTACTCATCGCCTTGGACAACCAACCCCTACAGCATCATCACGCGCAAGCCTGGGGTTCATGGCACAACGATTGCCAACATCCCCAACCGCAGGACAGTGCCTGATGCTGAACAACGGGCCAATGCCATGCTGATTGCCCATGCCCCTGAGATGCTGGAACTCTTGCGCACATTTGTTGGTTGGTATTCAAACAAAGAAAAGGACAATTTCCACAAAGTTATGCCATTCAAAAATCAACCACCTGAGATCCAGGCTGCGATGAAGTTGATCGAGAAAACAACAGGGGAATCGTATGTCTGAAGAACAAGGAACCGAAAGCTGGTTTGCCAACCGCTTGGGCAAAGTCACCGCCAGCCGCTTGGCTGATGTGCTTGCCAAAACAAAAACGGGTTACAGCGCAAGCCGTACCAATTACATGACACAGCTTGTCCTGGAGCGCATCACCCAGACCAAGGCCGAGTCATTCAGTAATGCAGCAATGCAGTGGGGTACAGAACAGGAACCCTTTGCACGGGCTGCGTATGAGGCGCATACGGGACAAATGGTCGAGGAAGTAGGATTCATACCTCACCCCGACATTGAGGCTGCTGGTGCCTCGCCTGATGGCTTGGTGGGTGATGATGGCATGGTCGAGATTAAATGCCCGTCATCCAGCACAGCCCTTGAAGTTTGGCTTACCCACTCGCAAGGCGGCAACCCTGTCGAAGCAAAGTACTACGCCCAGATGCAGTGGCAAATGCGCTGCGCTGATCGGTCTTGGTGCGATTACGTAGTCTTTGACCCCAGGATGCCAGCCAAGGCCCAGTTATTTATTC